ACACAGGCACTCTGCGGCAACAGCTCGGATGGCTGGCCGGTCTTATCGGTTGTAACGCAAAGTTTGACGCAACGGGAAACCTTGTCTTTTGCTGGTATGCCGATGGCGGTCTTACGATTGACCGCGACACGCAGTACATGGATGGCTTGACACTAACCGCTGATGATGCATTTACGATTCACAGTCTCTTGACTGGCACGGATAGCAACCCCATCAGTGTGGGAGCGGGAAAAGGTATTACCACCATTAACCCATACATGACCGCAGAGGTAGCAGAAACCGTTTTTGCCAAGATTGACGGCAAAACAATGCGGCCTTGCACCGTTAAATGGCGTGGAAATCCAGCCGTTGAAGCGGGAGACATTATTTCTGTTACAGGCGGCAGCGGAGAGAATCTGACGGCCTATGTGATGGAGCTAAAAACACAAATCAAGGGTGGAATGTCCGCCGACTTGACTTGCTATGGCCCCTCGGATACAGACTATGCTACTCCTTCTCCATCGGAACAGAAATTCAAAAGGATGTATGAAGATGTTGTAAAGTCGTTTCAAGATGCTACCCAGAAAATAATCGGAGCACAGGGGGGTTATTTTGAAATCACTTATGACAAAGACGGCTACCCTACCGGCTGGACGCTAAGAAATACCCCCACCGTGGAAGATAATACCAAAATGTGGATTATGTCTATCGGTGGCCTGGGATTTTCTAAGGATGGCGGAAAGACCATCAGCAATGTGGCTTTGACGATGGACGGCACTATAAATGGCGGTGCCTTGGCTGTAGGGTCTGTCAAGCAGGACGCTGTTTCCGGCTTGTCTCAGCAGTTCACGGCTATAGATGGAAAGCTCGAATCCAAGATTAGTATAACGGAAGCCAAAGAATCCTTTGCAACGAAAAAGGAATTGGAGAATATCGAGCTTACCCCCGGGCCTCCCGGCCCTGCCGGTGCAGACGGCAAGGACGGCACCAATGGAACCAACGGTCTGTCTGTGTGGATTACTTACCATGACGGCACGACTACCCCGGCCAAGCCCACAGGAAACGGTACGCTGAACGGCTGGCACACGGACTTGACCGCTGCCGTTGTTTGGATGTCACAAAAGGTGGCGGCATCGGCTACGGCTGGTGCATGGGGTGCTCCTATACGGATTCTGGGCCAAGACGGCCAGCAGGGCGAAAAAGGCGATCCCGGTAAAAATGGCACAGACGGAAAGGATGGTGCTGCGGGTGTTTCCGTCACGAACACGGATGTGGAATATTACCTCTCCACATCCGATACAGAGCTTTCCGGCGGCACATGGCAGTCTACGGCACCGGCTATAACGGATGGAAAGTATCTGTGGGGACGCACTAAGATCACCTATTCCAACGGCCAAACGGCCTACACCGGCGCATACTGCATCAGTAAGGCCATGACCGAGAGCGCGGAACCGATAGTCAGCGAGACTCGCACGGCAGTGACAAAGCTGACCCAGGATGTGGACAGCTTCAAGGCTACGGTCTCCGAGACCTACACCGAAAAATCCAACTTCAATGCGTTCATGCAAAAAACGGAATCCGACCTAACCGCAAACAGTACGGCCATAGAGCAGCGGTATACCGAGATCAAGACCGTGGAGCAGCAAGTTCTTGGTGTAGACGGCAAAGTCACGGATGTGCAGAAACAGGTCACGGAGACGGCGGGCTATATCCGTACCGGCAAGGTGGCAGAGGATGAATCCGGGAATCCAATCTACGGCGTGAAAATCGGGCAGACCGATACGGCGGGCAATTATAACGCCTTTGCCCAGTTTAGCGCCGGACGCATTTCCTTTTTCGATGAGACCGGGCAGGAAATCAGCCACTTCGCGGGCGCGGATTTTTTTGTCGACAGCGGTATCATCGTCCAAAACCTGAATCTTGGCGGCTACGAACTGCGGCGAAATAAGGGCCTTGGATTCAAGTGGATAGGAGGCTGACAATGGCAACAAGCGGAACCGTAAAAACAAACACAAAATATGGTTCCTATTTTTGGGTCAAGTGGGAGATTAGCGGCAGTCAAGACATAGCCGGAAACAAGACTACCATTTCCTGGTCTTGTGGCCTGCACCCCGAGGAGCAGTATTACACAAATGCCATAAAAATGGGCGCGGTGGTCATTAACGGTCAAACTGTGTATTCCGGTGGCACATATTCCGACATCACGGATTACAAGGATCACACCTTTGCCTCTGGCACACTGGATATTTCCCACAACAATGACGGCAGCAAGACCTTCACTGTTTCTGCCTTTTCCGGCTGGCTATACGGAAACGGAGATTATACCGCTTCGGCGGAAAGCTTTGCCCTGCCTGCCATACCCCGGGCGGCTACCATCACATCCGCACCCAACTTTACAGATGTGGACAACCCGGCCATTGCCTATGCCAATCCGGCAGGCTCGGCGGTTTCTGCGCTGGATGTGTGCATTTCCCTGACCGGTTCGGCATCGGATATTGCTTACCGAGCCGTCAGCACCAGCGGCGGCAGCTATACCATCCAGCTTACCAATGCGGAGCGGGCCGTGCTGCGCAACAACACGACCTTAACGCGAAAAGTCGTGTTCCTGCTGCGCACCAAGATCGGCAGCACCTATTACTACGACACCGCAGAAAGGACATTTACCGTCACCAATAATGCGGCCACCCGACCCAGCGAAGCTATTGCCGTGGCCCCTGTCAGCGCCCTGTCTGCGCCGTTCAACGCCCTGTATATCCAGGGCAGAACACAGGCCAAAATCACGCACACGGCCAGCGGCAAGTTCGGCGCGGCCATAAAGCAATATTCCGCATCCGTAGAGGGTAAAGCCTATTCCGGGAAAACAGCCACCAGTGACGCACTGCAAACGCCGGGCGTGCTGACCATCACCGGCACGGCAACGGACAGCAGAGGCTTTTCCGCGACTGCATCTAAAACCGTCACGGTGCTGGCGTACAATACGCCCTCTGTGGTGCGTAACGGCAGCACGGGAAGATTTGTATGCGCACGGGCTGCCTCTGACGGGACGATAAGCGAAGATGGCACGGCGCTTTATGTGGAGTGCTCCAAGTCCTTTTCCCCCCTGGCCAACAATAATAAATGCACATTGCGTCTGCGCTATGCGGCAGAGGGTGGCAGTTGGTCAAACTGGATCACGCTTTTGGCCGAATCTGCTGGCAATGATTACGCAGGCGTTGTACCCGGTGTCACTTTATCGGTATCGGTGGTATATACCATCGAGATTCAGGCGGTAGACAAGCTGGGTGAGAGCGGTTCGGTGGAAACGCGAATCCCAACATCTGAAATGACCTTCCATTTGGGCGAAAACGGTAAAGCCGTGGGTATTGGACGGTACGCCAGCGAGACCGGAGAGAAGCGGCTGGATGTGGCCTGGGATACGCACCTTGAAAAGGGTCTACAAGTCGGCGGTGCCACAACGTTGGGCGGAAACCTAAGAGGCAAATATCTGACCGGCACATGGCTGCAAACCACGGAGGCCACAGACCTGGGCAAGCCACCGCCAAAGGTGGCGGTGCTGGATAATTCCGGCTGGGTGTATTACCGGACACCGGCGGAGCTGCGGGCCGATTTGGGCTACGGGGATTATGTGTTAGAGCAAGGCACCAGTGGTATTTGGACTTACCGCAAATGGGCCAGTGGCGCGGCAGAGTGCTGGGGGCAGCCGTCTAAGAGCGTGGCATCATCCGGCACATTCCTTGGTGCGTATGCATTTTCCACATACTTCTCGTTGCCGACCGGGCTTTTCGCAAGTGTGGCGGAAGCCAATGTGAATCCAAAGATCGGAAACGGATACGCAATCCCTGCATACATAAATTTGACCAACGCATCAATCGGTGTTGACGCGCTGGCAAATAACAGCGGCACGCAGACCTTTTCCGCGCATATCAGCGTAAAAGGCAAGTGGAAATAAAAAACTGGCATAAAATCAAATCAACCAAGCCCCCCCAGAGGAGAAAGGAAATTACAGAATGGAAACAATCGTCGTGGCTATCATCACCGGCGGCCTGTCGCTGCTGGGGGTAATTATCACCAGCAACAAGACCACCCGGGATGTGCAGGCCAAGCTGGACATGCAGCAGGCCGTAACCGAGACAAGGCTGGAAGAACTGACCCGGGAAGTCCGGGAGCATAACAATTTCGCGCGGCGCGTCCCGGTGCTGGAGGAGCAGATCAAGGTCGCCAACCACCGAATCGCGGATTTAGAAAACAATCATTAATTTTTGTGGTGCCCGAATCGGGCGCAGAAAGGAGCAAACCATGAAAATCTCAAACAAGCTGTACGACATCCTAAAGTGGGTGGTCATCATCGTCCTGCCCGCCGTAGCGACGCTGTATGCCGCCCTGTCTGCCGTGTGGGCGTGGCCGTACTCTGAAGAGGTCGTGACCACC